ATGGCGGGAAAAGTATTGACCGTGACTGTGATCGAACGCGCCGAAATACGGCCGCGCGCGTATCTTTTGCCCGATTACGACGGACTGTATCTGAAAGTTTACCCAACCGGCAAAAAGAAGTGGGTGATCCGTTCTTTCGTTGGCGGCACCGACAAGCAGACGACAATCGGGCAGTATCCGCAGATGAGCCTTCAGGAGGCGCGCCAATACCGGGACAACTTCAAAGCGCACCTCAAACACGGCGGCCGTGACCTGAACGAACCCACGCTGGCGCAGCTCTACGACCGCTGGTTTGCCGAAGTCATCAGGCCGACCGTGACTGAGAAGACGGCGCACAACATCGCTCTGCGCTTTTCCTATGCTGCCGGCCTGCATCGTCTGTCATTGTCGCAGATCACGCGCGACAGGGTGATCGAAGAACTGAATGCCCTCAGCCAGACGCGCAGTGCCGACACAGTAAAGCGCGTGGCCGAAACTCTGCGCCGCGTTCTGAACTACGCCGTCGATCTCGGACTGATCGGCAGCAATCCGACACTTCGCTTAAAAACAGCCGTGCCCACACTTTTGACCTGGAAGCGCAAACACTTCTCTGCAGCGCTTGACCGCACTGATATTAAAATACTGCTCGACGCCGTGGACGCTGTGAACTCAGTCAACGTGCGCAACGCGCTCAAGTTCATCGCCTACACCTTCGTTCGCTCCGGCGAACTGCGAATGGCGACATGGGAGGAGATCAACTTCACCGAACGTTATTGGCTCATCCCGGCCGAACACACCAAACTGCGCCGCGAACAGCTTGTCCCATTGTCAGAGCAGGCCCTGCGGATATTGAACGACATGAAGCCCCGCAGCATGAAAAGCAAAAGCAGCATCATCTTTCCGGCGACGCGCGGCAAGTCACCCGTGATCGCACGGGGCACCATGCTCTCGGCACTGAAGACGGCGCTGACGCTTAAAAGCCCATCAGGAGCACCCCGCGACTTGACCATACACGGCTTTCGCGCCACGGCATCAACATTGCTGCATGAGGCTGAGTTCGACCATTTTGTGATCGAACGCCAACTGGCGCATGTGGATGCCAATTCTGTGTCAGCTGCTTACAACCGCGCTCTTTATATAAACGCCCGCCGCGCGATGATGCAATGGTACGCCGACGCCTTGGACGCCATCCAGGAGGGCCGGCCGCTGCCACCTAAACCGCAGATTTAACTTGCCTGTAATTTGCCCGTAAGTTTCATTTTGGACGTATTTTGCTTGACCGGCATTTGACTGATAACACGCGAATGAGCATAAGCACTGAATTCGTTTACTTGACCGGTATTTGATTGTAAGTTTCCGTAACTTGCCCGTAACTTGCCGGAAACTTAAAAGCCCCGTGAACTTATGAGTATTACTCATGAGTTCACGGGGCTTGATTTTTAGAATGAATACCTGATAACTTCTCTGGTCTGTTTGTTCCTTACTGCTTCTTCTTACGTTTATCAAAAAACATAAAAAGATAAAAGGCGAGAGGAAGAATATTAGTTGCAAGAAAATATTTAATTCCATGGGGAGCCACAAGCCCCCCATTGAATCCAAGCAATAAACAAAAGAATGTATAATATCCTATAAACTCGGCAAAAAAGTCTTTTACAGTACTCTTGTCGGCAAATACAAAAGACATGATTGCGCAAACCGCAACAGAGAAACGACTCGTAGTAGACATCTGCGGGTAATACAGAATTGAATAAAAAGCGGAGAGGAATCCGCCGATTATATACAGAACTTTGTATAATAAAGGCATTCTTATTCCCTCCCAAAATCAGGCCCCGTGCTGCTTTTCAACATGAAGCGGCACGGGGCTTTTTATTTATCCGGCAGAATCTGCCCGCTTCTCCACGCCCACTTCTGGATGCTCCGTGATGGGGATGGTCGCCCTAGCGGCTTTTGCCTTTTTCATGGCTTCGCGATATTTCATCACGGCCTGGAGTGTGGGTTCGATCATGTCGAGTTCTTCATCGCTGAACTCTTGGGCGAAGAGCAGCACGATGTCAGGATTACGTGCTGCCAGCTTCTTCACAAGTTCGTCGATCACTTTGCCCGTGCGCAAAAGTGGCTTTGTATTCGACTCCGTGTCAGGGACCTCTAAGGTCTCGCCAGCACGTGAAGAAATGATGGTCAATCCGAGAAGGTAGTCGGTGCTGACGTTGAAAAGCTGCGACATGGTTACGAGAGCATCTAGGTTCGGCTGCATGGGATTAGGGGCCCGTTCCCACGTGTACACAGTATTTCTCGCCACGTGAAGAATGTCTGCTAATTCCGGCTGCGTGAGTTTTTTGCTCTTTCTCAGCTCTCGGATCCGCCGCGCACGCAAGATTTCGCAGGACGTGTTCGTGTTATTCATTGTTATTTCCTCCCTGTAAAAATCCTAAATCACGGGAGTTTGGAGGTCAATTTCAAGAAGTCTGGCAAAAAAATCCTACTAGCACTTGACATTTTTTTTTTTGTTACACTCATGATAACACGGGCGTTTTTGGAAAAAGCAAGAACAATCTGGCGTTTTGTGCTTGGCATAAAAAACAAGCCGCCCTGGCGGGCGGCGAGGAGGTGAAGGTGTATGGACGATAAAGATCTGCTCGAACAACTGACAGTTGAGCGCGATATCTGTTCGGAATTGGAAAAAAGGCTGTGTCGCGCTGGTTGGGTCAGGTTGCACGATCCCTATGGCGGGAATGTCTGGATGCTCCCTGATTGCAGGTCGAAATGGTACGAAAGGATGCTCGATTCTTTTTGGGGGCCGCTATTGCTCGCGTTTCTCTTTGCTCTGGCAATGACATTCTGGGTTTGCGTTTCTAAACAGTGAAAGCAGTTCTTTAAGGTCTGTCTTTATGTCTGCGCTTTCTATGTGGCCATTAGCTGTTTCAATCTGCATTCGATCAAGCTGCAACGACAGTAACTGTTCGATCTGCTTTGCGCTCAATGAGAAAAGCTCTTCCTTGATAACAACGGTTTCACGCGGTTCAAGTCGAAAAGGAAGCATCAGGCAGCCGTCCTGAGAAAAGTTCTTCCCAATTGGACTGCCCATGAACAAGGAGATCTTGGGGAATTGAACGACATGTTCAGGATCATTGATCAAAGAGATTTTGTAAACGTAAACCGGAAAGAGACTGAAGTTTGTGATCCTGACGCCTAGAGCGGAGTTTGAAAGAATCTGCCTTTCGTCTTTTTCAGGAATGAATGGGATTGGGCGCAGTGACGTGAAGGCCCTTTGATCATCATCGAAGACGGTCGTGACTACGGGTTCAATTTTAAGAGACAGCCGCAACGATCTCCAGTAGGTGTAAACGCTTAGGAACAGCCCGACCCAGGCTGCAATCGTTGTGAGCAGTTCGGCCAGAGACATTGAGGTCAGGGATTTGAGCATAGAATCAGTCCTTTCAGAAATTTGAAATGATTATATCAGGAAAAAAGAGGGGGGAGAGGGTATGAGTTTTGCATCGGAGCTGCGTCGTCTGCGAAAGGCGACAGGATTGAGCCAGACGAAGTTCGCCAAGAAGGCGGGCTGCAACAAGAATACGATCTGTGACTGGGAGCATGGCAACACGATCCCGCGAGACATTCACATCATTGCAGCCGTTGAAAGGGAACTTGGCGTCCCGTTCGGGACCTTGGGACGACTCATAACGGAAGGGGAGAGATCGTAAATGGACAACGCTCTGGCGGCACTTGGCAGCATGACACTGGAAGAGTTTTTTGAAGCCGCCTACGCCTACACCGAAGCACGGCGGGCAGGCGGTGCTGCGCAACAGAAAGAGGATCCCATCCCCGACATTCTTACGTCAGAGGACGTGATGCACTTTTACACGCGCAAGAGCTACAGCGATCTGAGCGCGGGCCTGGCGAACGGGGATTATCCTCTGCCCTTCACGCGAAAAGGCGATCGTCGGAGGTGGAACAAAAAAGACTGGGACGAGTGGCAGCGTAAGCAGAAATTAAAGGAGGCAGGTTGATATGAAAGTGTTGGCGTTTTTGAGTTGGGCGAACGTGGCATTTCTGCCGGTGGGCAATCCGCTGCTGGCGGGATTGACGGTGGTGGCGATCGGCGTGGCCTGGCTGGCGTGGCCGATGATCGATCTGGTATGTGAACAATAAGGAGGATACAAAAATGAAAGAACAGATGAAAGACGCATTGGAAAAACTGAAGAAGGAATTTGAGGCACTGTAGATGGCAGTGGAGGACAGTCAGGCTGAAAAGGCGGAGCCGACCGAAGAGGCAGAACCGGAGACGGAACAGGAGAAAAAACTCATTCTGGCTGATGTCCTCCGTATCGGAACGACGAAGGTCAACAGCAAACAGTGGATCATAATCACGTTGGAGTCAGAAGACGCCTCTGTAAAGCTGATCCATCCGATGACGGAGACCTATGCGCGTTCTGCGGCTCAGAGCTTGCTTTCATTGACGGACGAGCTGAAGGAGGAATAACTCATGACAAAAGCGAGACAGATCATCAGCTACGGCGGCGCGATCACTGAAGGGTGGAGCCGCTACGCAAAACGGCAGGCGCACTACAATCACGTGCTGCGCCTGGCGGGACGTCCGGCAGACGACGTGGAGCGGGTGCGGGCGTGTAAGAGCTTCTGGCACGCAATCGAGATCATTCATGCCGAGAACATGCACGTAGCAGCAGCGAAACGACTGATCCGCGCCAGCAGGATCAGCAGAAAGGCGGCAGTTGCATGAACATCGAAGCAAAGCGTGCGGCATGTGAGATCGTCTTGATCGCAGCGTCGTGGGCAGTTTTGCCGACGCTGGCTGCGGCCTGGGCGATCGACAAGTGGAGGCAGCGGCATGGGCGCTAAGTATCGTGAACTGGGGAAGCGGCAGCCGATCAGTGTGGGTTTTAACGGTCCCGATTACGCTCATCTGCGTTACGCGATCTATCAGGGCGCGGGGCTGTATCAGGGGCGCATCGGCGACAAGTACCTGAAGGAAATGAGCTGGGCAACAGAGGCCGAGGCGCAGGCGTTTCTGGACCGCGTCGCGAAAGTGCGTGGCTGGAAGAAGGTGTAAAGCATGACAGAGAAATTTAAGCCGTGCCCGTTTTGCGGCGGGCCAGCCGAACTGGTTGACATCCCCGAGCCTAATGCCAATGACGGCCGGTTTTATGTCCATTGTCCGGCATGCAGTTCTCACTTTTCCTTTGAGCCGGGATTGTGCGTAAGAACCTATACAGGTAGAACCCGCGAAGATGTGATCTCTTTGTGGAACCGCCGCGCGAAGATAAAAGACAAGGAGGACAAAGCATGAGCAAAACACGTGTACGCTACGGCGCAGAGTACCGCTGGGGCAAAAAGCAGACGCGGTGGGAGCGGATCAAGGCGGCGTTTTGGCGCTGGGCCGAGAGGTACTGCAAATGACCTGGGTGATGTGGACCGTGATCGGCATCGGCGCGTTTTTTGTGGTGCTGTTCGTGGTCAGCTGCGCGGTGTTGAACAGGGTGCTGGATCATGACGACGATGATAAGGGGGACTGGTACTGATGGCCGGCTGGCAGATCGAGACAGAACACTGCGGCGTGCTCACGCCAAAAAGCGCAGCGAAGGCGCTAAAGCAGCTATATAAAGAAGAGTTCCCGTCAAAGATCTTGAGCGGACTGCGCTGCCAGGACGACGCATATTTGCGCTCATGCGCCTCCGGTAGATCGGACGTGACCGAGTCGCTGGGGCAGAGATTGGCCGCGTACCTGGATAAGCGTGCGGCAAAAAAAGAGGCCGCTTCGGCTGCAACCGAAACGACCCAAAACAGTACTGCTGAGGACGCTGAGAAAGAGACCTCAACAGATATTGTACCACACGATGAAGGTGCAACTACAACTGAAACTGCAACTACAACTACAACTGGATCTACAACTGAAACCACTGAAGACCGCACCGGTCAAAGCGGCAAGCTGCCGCCGGTGATGATAGACGACGTGAACTTGCAGATCAAAAGCCGCGCCTGGCTGCAAAAGAAAGTGGTCGAGCAGCACGCGCACATTGCCGAGCTTGACGAAGCCCTAGAAGCTGCCCTGTCTGAAAAGGCCTGGCTGCAAACCCAGGCCGAAAAGGCCGGCACTGCTGATCTGGAAGAAAAACTGAAAGAGGCCCAGGCCGAAAGCAAGCAGCAGCAGGCGCAGATCGAGAATCTTGAAGCCATGCTCGACAGCAGCCGCGAGACGGTGAAGCAGCTGCGCGAGCGACTGAACGGACTGGCGCCGGTCACCGCCGACTCGGCCGCGCGTATCGCCGACCTTGAACTGCGCCTGGCTGAAGCGCAGGAGCAAAACGCCAACCTGCGCAACACGGTAAAAGAGCTGAGCGAGTGCGAAGAACGCGCCGTCGCCCTGGAAGCTGAGCACGTGCGCGACCTGGAACCGATCCGCGACCTGGTGCGGCAGCTGATAAGATTGGATATTACCGCATAAAAACATAACAAGGAGATATAAACGATGAATTTTAATCCAGCACCATGAAAGTTAAACTCTGCAAGAAGTGCAAAGGCCTTGGCTACCGCACCGACCTGAAAGGCCGGCCCTTTATCTGTGCCGAGTGCGCCGGCACCGGCCGACTTGTTGAACAGAACATTGTCTCCGAATTCCCGCTCAACGCCCTCGACGACCTTTTTGATGTCAGTTTAACCTTCAATAAACAGGAGACCGCAGAATGACCGAGAAGATCGACTACGCGGAACTGCGCAAGATCGTCCGCGATCTGCACGACTACATCCGGCATCCGGAGCGGCTCGAAGAGCGTGACGCGGCAAAGGTAGTGGTAATGGCAAGCCTGCCGCATCCGCTGCTGATGGCCGAACAGCTCATCCGCGAACGACATCTGCGGATCAAAGCCCAGAAAGAAGCAAATTATTATCGAAAAGAGAGCGGCATCACAAAACTCAAACTCATGTTCACTGAAGCCAGCCTTAAAACATTCCAGCGAGTATTCGAAACCATTAAAAATACGGAGGCATAACAATGTCCATCAATTTAAAAAACACACAGGGCATCGCCCAAAGCGGCGTCAAAGTCCTCGTCTACGGCCAAAGTGGCGCCGGCAAGACCACCCTCATCAAGACCCTGCCCGATCCGCTGATCCTCTCAGCCGAAGGCGGCCTTCTCAGCCTGGCGAATGAAAACCTCCCCTACATTGAGATTCATAACCTCGACGACCTTGGCGAAGCTCTTACTTTCATCACCGACAGCGAAGAGGGGAGACAGTTCAAATCCATCGCCCTCGATTCCATCAGCGAGATCGCCGAAGTCGTCCTTTCGGCCGAGAAGATCGGCCTCAAAGACGGCCGCGTCGCCTACGGCAGCATGAACGACATCATGGCAAAAGTCATACGTGCCTTCCGCGATCTTCCAGACCGGCACATCTATTTCTCCGCCAAGATGGAAAAACAGCAGACCGACACTGGCGCCATGCTCTACGCACCCTCCATGCCCGGCGCGCGATTGTCGCAGGGCCTTGCGTACTTCTTTGATGAAGTCCTTGCCCTGCGCCTTACCACCGACAAAGACGGCGCCGTCCAGCGCGCCCTCCAGTGCCAGAGCGACCCCGCCTGGCTGGCGAAAGACCGCAGCGGGCGCCTGAGCATGTGGGAACCCGCAGACCTTGGCACAGTCATCTGCAAGATCAGCGGCACCGAACCCCAAAGACCAATCAGAGGCCATACGGCTGAAGAAGCAAGAATCGCTCGCGAGAACTTCTTAGCGGAGGCAGCTCATGAATAAAATGCTGAAGCCGTGCCCGTTGTGGCGAGAAAGCACGAATAAGAGTGGAGCCATGTACTAAGGGCGTCGTGTTTTACGCAGAGTGCGGAAACCGTTTTTGTAGTGTGCATCCTAGGGTGTGCGCATGTACGCCCGATGTCGCCGCGGAAATATGGAACCGCCGCGTGGAGGTGAAAGACAATGAATAACTGGATATCGGTCACCGACCGACAGCCGGATCGGGCTGGCTCTTATCTCGTCTATACCCGTGATGGCTATTATGATGTTACACAATACACTCCTCATCGATCGTGGCTCAACGATGATGATGAGAGGACACACTGGGAGACCTACGGCAGCCCTGTCACACACTGGCAGCCATTGCCACCCCCGCCAGGGAAAGATTGATTACAGGAGGCCAAATAAAATGGACGAACTCACCCTCATCACCCAGCTTTTTGAAGCCATTGAAGCCGAACGCCGCGCTAAAAACAAGCGCGTCGAACTTGAAGCCCAGCTGGCTCGTGCGATCGAAATGCCCGAAACCTGGGAAGGCAGCATGACAAATCATGTCGGCAATTTCAAGATCAAAGTGTCACGCAAGATGAACGTCAAGATCGACAGCGATGCAGTGAAGGGATTGATGATGGAATCCCCGCAGCTGGAGATCTTCGGCAAAACTGTGTTCAGGTGGAAGCCCGAGATCGACAAGAAGGAATGGGATAGTGCCCCGCCGGAAGTCATCAAGGCATTTAGCTCCGCGATCACCCGCACCCCCGGCAAGCCGTCGTTTTCTATCGAACTCGAAAAAAAATAGGAGGCCGACATCATGGCATTACTCAATCAAAACATCACCAGCGCATTACAGACCGCTCAGCCCGAGAATTATGACCTGCTTCCGCCGGGCACCTATTCGCTGCAAGCCGAAAAGGCTGAACTGATGGAAACCAAAGACGGCTTCGGCCAGTACATCAAAGTTCAGTTCAACGTCCTCGGCCCCGAATACGCCGGCCGCAAAGTCTTCTGCAACTTCAACATCCGCAACCGCTCAGCTGAAGCCGAACGCATTGGCGTCTCCCAGCTCAAAGCCTTCATCCTCGCAGGCGGCGTCCAGGAACCCCTCGTTGACACTGACCAGCTCCTCGGCGCGATGGTCTCCGGCAAAGTCTCCATCCAGAAATCCAAAGACGTCCAGTACGAAGACCAAAACCGCGTCGGCAGCTTCAAACCCCTCAGCTCGACGCCGCCAGCTGCGCCAGCGGCGACAGGCGGAACCGGCAGTTTCAGCGCCGCGTTCGGACGTACGGCTGCATCAGCATCAAGTCCGACAGCCCAGCCTATGCCCGGCAGTTCAGGCGGCAGCTGGTTTAAATAGAGGCCGTCGCCATGACGGCCCTGCCTGAGCCGAAGACCGTCGCCGGCGGCTGGAACGCAGGAACACCGCAGCCAGCCGCCACACCTGGCCTGATCGATACCTGGTGGGAAGAACACAGAGAGAAGCCCCGCCCTCACATGGGGCTTCTCTCCTCGGACATCCCTGCGAACGCTGGCTGTGGCTCAGCTTCCGCTGGGCGATCAACGAGAAATTCCCTGGACGCATGCTCCGCCTGTTCGATCGCGGCAAGCGCGAAGAAACCGTCATCGTTCAGAACCTCCGCCGCATTGGCATCGAGATACACAGCACCTGCCTTGACGAAGACGGCCAGTCTCGCGTCGATTTCGGCAGCCACGTCTCCGGATCCATCGACGGCATCATCGAGAGCGGCGTCCCCGAAGCCCCTCGCGCCCGCCACGTCGCCGAGTTCAAGACCCACAACGCCCGCAGCTTTTCAGAACTCAAGCGCAAAGGCGTCTTCGAAGCCAAGCGCCGCCACTGGTGTCAGATGCAAGTTTATATGATGGGCACCGGCATCGAGCGCGCGTTCTACGTTGCCGTCAACAAAGACGACGACGAACTCTATACCGAACGCATCCACTACAACCCCCAGGCCGCCTTCGAGATCGTCGAGCGCGGCAAGCGCATCGCCCTCACCGAACGAATGCCGCCGCCCCTTTCCACACTGCCCGACTGGTGGCAGTGCAAAATGTGCGCCGCTCACGACTTCTGCCACATCCATCACACCACCGAATGCGTAAACTGCCGGACCTGCGCTCATTCAACGCCGCTGGAGAACTCAACCTGGACCTGCGAGTTGTACAACGGCATGAAACTGGAGTACGAAAGCCAGCTCATGCCTTGCGCGTCCCATGTCCTGCATCCCGATCTCGTCCCCTGGCAGTTCAAAGGCGGCAACCCCGTCGGCAACGGCGCCATTTACATCATCGACGGGAGGGAAGTCATCAACGGCAGCGGACAAGGCACCATCTCATCATCCGAACTACTTCATGGAGTCCGTGCCCCCGATCCCAACCAAGGGGATGCTCCGTTTTGATTTCCAATCTCAGAGACTATCAGATACGCGCCATTACTATGTTGTACTCGTGGCTGCGCGATCACAACGGCAATCCCTGCATCGTTGCGCCGACTGGCAGCGGCAAAAGTTGGATCATCGCCGCCCTCTGCGAAGACATCCTCCGCCAGTGGCCCGACAGCCGCATCATCGTCCTGTCGCACGTCAAAGAACTCCTGCAGCAGGACGCAGAAAAAATCGTTCTTGCGTGGCCGGAAGCCCCCATCGGTCTGTACTCGGCAGGACTGAAACACCGCGACATCCGCCAGATCACCGTTGCCGGCATCCAGTCCATCTGGAAAAAAGCCCCCGAGTGCGGCAAAGTCGACCTCGTCCTCGTGGACGAAGCACACCTCATCAACCATGCCGACAGCGGCATGTATCGAACGTTCCTGGCAATCCTCAAAGCGAACAACCCTGCCTTGCGCGTTATCGGCCTCACCGCCACGCCGTACCGGCTCGGTCATGGCCTCATCACCGAGGGCGAAAAGAGGATCTTCGACGGACTCATCGAGCCCGTGACCATCGCCGAACTTGTCGCGCGGGGCTTCCTGGCTCCGCTGAGATCAAAACTCCCCGGCAGCGTCCTGGACGTGGAAGGCGTCCATCGGCGCGGCGGGGAATACGTCGAGAGCGAACTTCAGGCAGTTGTGGACACTCAGAGAAATAACTCCGCGATCATTGAGGAATGCCTGATACGCGGTAGAGACCGCAAAGCCTGGCTGTTCTTCTGTACCGGCGTCCGACATGCGAGCAACATGTGTGACGGGCTGCGCCGGGCGGGCGTCGCCGCAGCAATGGTGACAGGAGAAACACCGCACGAGGAACGAGCAGCTATACTCGAAGACTTCAAGACAGGGCGCTTGAGAGCCCTGACGAACGTTGACGTTCTGACCACCGGATTTGATTATCCCGGCATCGACCTTCTCGCCATGTGCCGGCCGACACTTTCACCCGGCCTGTACGTGCAGATGGCCGGCCGCGGCATGAGGACAGCCCCCGGCAAAACCGACTGCCTCGTCCTCGACTTCGCGGGAAACGTCATGCTTCACGGCCCCATCACGGCGATCGCGACGCCGGAGAAAAAAGGCCGGAAGCAAATGAAAGCCTTCCGCAAATGCCCCGCCTGTGACGAGATCATCCCCTGGAACGTCCGCGCCTGCCCGGCGTGCGGCCACGAATTTCCGCCGCCCGAACGCAAGCCCGCCGAACTGACACTGCACCGAGGCGACGACATCATGGGACGCGAACCTTCGGAACTCGAACTGCGCGGCTGGCTGTGGTCCGTAGCGCACAGCGCTAAAAACGGCCTGCCCATGATCCGCGTCGATTATTCCCCGCGGGATTTTGCAAGCAGCGTCAAAGTCAGCGATTACCTCTGCCTCATGCACGACGGCTATGCCCGCCAGAAAGCGCAGAAAACACTTCACGCCATGCTGCGTGCCAGCGGCATATTTGAGAAATACCCCAATGCCGAAAGAGCGGAGATCACCTTTACCGGCGAAGACGAGCTGAAAGACCTGGCACGCATGATGAACATCGAAGCGAAAGCTCCGGCGCGGATCCATTACGTCAGAGACGGAAAATATTTTCGCGTGATCCAGCGCGACTGGGAGGAGGCGAGCGACAATGGCGAAAATGCCCCAGGGCTGGGACACTCCGAATAGATCGCTTGCCTCGCCGAAGGATCAGGCAGCGGACGCGCTGCTTGAAGCCGGAATTGACCGGGCAGAAGAAATCGTTTTCGACGGACGAGTGCACCGCTTCCACACCGAAGGCGACGACCGCAACGAGAAATCCGGCTGGTACATCTTCTACGGCGACAACCTTCCCGCAGGTTCATTCGGCAACTGGCGGACCAATTTTTCCCGCAACTGGCACGCAATGACAGATCATGTGCTGACGCAGGAAGAACGTGAACTATTAGAGATCGCCTACGAACGGGCGCTGCAGGAGCGAGAGAAACAGGACCGCCTCCGCCACGCCCAGGCTGCGCAGAAAGCCGCAGCCATTTGGAACGCATGTTCGCCGGCCGATCCCGATCATCCGTATCTGCAAAAGAAACGCGTGCAGCCCTACGGACTGAAACAGAACCAGAAAGGGCAGCTCGTCATGCCCATCTACATCGGCGACAGACTGGCCTCGCTGCAATACATCAGCGGCGACGGGACCAAACGATTTCTGCCCGACGGAGAAACAGGCGGCGGATATTTCGTGATCCCGCCGACATCCAAGACGGGCCGAGAAATATACGTCGTCGAAGGATACGCGACAGGAGCATCCGTCCATCGAGCAACAGAGGCGGCTGTGGTCGTAGCGCTGAATGCAGGCAACCTCTCGCGCGTCGGACAGGCACTGCGGACGAGAAACCCCGCAGCCGCCCTCGTGTTCGTCGGCGACAACGACAAAAGCGGCGTCGGCCAGAAAGCCGCGTGCGAAGCAGCGCGACTCTGCGGAGCCCGCGTCATCATCCCCCCTAAAGACGACCCCGACAGCAGCGTCGACGCCAATGATTATGCGGCAGCCGGCGGAGACCTTAAAGGACTCCTTGAGGAACATTGCGAGCCCTGGCTCCTGCCACTGTCCGAGTTCTGCAAAAAGCCCGCGCCCATCCGCTGGCTCATCAAAAACTGGGTCCAGGAAGAAGCCGCCATGATGGTCTTCGGCGCGTCCGGCACAGGCAAAACTTTCTTCGTCCTCGATCAGGCCCTTTCCATCGCCAGCAGCGAGATCGACGACTGGCACGGCTTCAAAGTCAAGCACGTCCCCGTCGTCTACCTGGCCGGTGAAGGGCACTTCGGCCTGCGGGCGCGCATCGCCGGCTGGCTTGCGTATAAGAACGTCAGCGGCGCCGATATGCTCGTTTCCACGTCGGCGGACGATCTCAACAAGCCCGGCGGAGTAGAAAAAGTCATTGCGGAAATATCACGCTACGACAAACAGCCCGGCCTCCTCATCATCGACACCCTCAACCGCTTCATGCTGGGAGACGAGAACAAAGCCGACGACACCCGCACCTTCCTCGACGCCTGCGCTCGACTGACAAACCAGTTCCACTGCACCGTCATGATCGTCCATCACACCGGCGTCAATCCTGACGCAAAAGACCGCGCCCGCGGAAGCAGCGCATGGAAAGGCGCAATGGACATCGAGATCATGATCGACAAACAACGCGGCAATCCCCGCATCACCGTGCGCCAAACCAAGAGCAAAGACGCCGAGATCCAGCCCGACCTCTTCCTTGAGCAGACCCAGATCGCCGTCCCCGGATGGCGCGATGAGGACGGCAACCCCGTCACCACAGTCGTGCTGGAGACAGCAGACGGCCCCTCTGAGCCCGAGGAAAAGCCGCTGACGAAACAGCAGCAGTTCGGACTCGAAACCTACCGTGAAGCCGCGGCAACCGTCGGCACACTCGACAGTGAAGGCCGCTTCGTCGGTGTGGGCGGAGACGAATGGCGCGATGTGTTCTGCGCGCGATCCACGCTTGACAACGAGCGATCGAAAGAGCGGGCATTCCGACGAACACGTACAGAATTGGTCGATTTGAAGAAAGTCTATGTTCAAAATGGGTATTATCGCCTCAAAGGAACAACGGCATTGCTAGAAGAAAAAGAATTTGCAAAACAATTATTTATAATTAGCAATGCCGATTGAGTTAGTTACTTTAGCGGACAAAAATCCCGGGAAAATTTTGTCCGCTTTTGTCCGCGCCGGTCCTATGATATATAGCGCGGATGTTAAGCGGACAAAAGCGGACAAAAGCGGACAAAAAATCATTATTCACAAAAGGCGATTTTATCAGGGTTTAAAATTTCGCGGACAAAAGCGGACACGGATTTTTTGATTTTTCCCAAAGCGTGTCGCGGCGGACAAAACGCTCCCTCTCTCTCCCCCCTTTAGGGGGGGAGAGAGAGGTATTGTCCGGCCGCACGATGGGCGGCATTTTTGAGGGCTTAAACCCTTGCAAACACTGAAACGGAAGGAGAATCGGCAAAAAATGATGCTGAAAATCTGGCCTTGGTGTAAAATACGGGAACTGGATGAACGCAACACGTCGCTCATTCTCGAAAATTTAAAAAACAGTGCCCGCATCGCTGCACTCACTCTGCAAGTTGATGGTATGATCAGCGCCTGTAACAAGATAAGCGAAGAGTGCAGTCGGATGCAGCGCGAGCGGGATGGCCTGCTGAACATCCTTGCACTCTCGCCGCACGAACGCAAGCGCAAGCGCGTCCTGATACGCCGCTGGCTGCGCACCCTGTACGAGCCCGTCATACTGCGCACTGGTAACACTCAGTGGCGAGAGATCATTAAAGATGATGACGATGAACCTTCTCAACATTAAGCTGCCCGGCCTGCCGCCGACTGTGAATCACGTGTACCGCACGGGGAGGGGAGTGCGGTACAAGACAGCGGAGGGGCGGCGGTATCAGGAACAGGTCGTCCAAGTCATGGATGTCTTTAGGAAAAATAATGAACCCTGGGATGGTCCGACCAGCGTCGAGATCTATTTCACGAGCAAGAATCATCACCCCTGGGATGTCGACAACCGGATCAAAGTGCTGCAAGACTGCCTGGCCCCCGCCGGCGTGATCAAAAACGACAAGCAGGTCGTTGAACTGTATGCACGGCGCATTTGGGGGGCCGAAGACAGCACGCACATCATTGTGAGGGCGTTATGACCGAAAAAGAAATCATCGCTTGGCTGTCTCGTGCGTACTGGCTGAAGATCAAGATCGAAAAGCTTCAGCAGCAGCGGCACGAACTTGCGATCATGGCCGAGGGTGCGCGCGGCATAGACTATTCCAAGTCGCCTTCCAGCGGTGGAGAACCGACGACCATCGCTGACAACGTACTTGGCCTGGTCACGCTTGACAGCAAGATCGCCGGCAAAATAGCGGAATACTTCCGCGTCGTCGACGAAATCATGCAGATGATCAGCAGCCTGGAGGACGAACGGCTCAGCACGCTGCTGTATCTGCGCTACGTCAAAGGCGAACGGTGGGAACAAATCTCGGTCGCTATCGGTTATGCCTGGAGACAGACACATCGGCTGCATCATCAGGCACTTGAAGCGATCAATCAAAAGATGGCACACAATGGCACACGAAACTGTGATATAGTGTATCCTGTCGAAAGCAGCGAAAAAGAATAGAGCAAAGGGCGACTCCTCGTCACGAGGGGCCGCCCTTTTACGTGGAGAAAAAATGAACGACGAACAGCGCAGACGCCGATTGGAGCGGCAAAAAGAATACAACCGCAGCCGGCGAAGCAAAAAGCACAGCTTCTACTATACCCAAGACTGGAAAAACGCCCGAGCCGCCTACCGCGCCAAGCATCCGATCTGCGAAATGTGCGGTAAAACGAAAAGCGTCATCGTCGATCACATCGTCGAACTGACCGATGGCGGCGATCCATACGACGAGCGCAACTTTCAGGCGTTGTGCATCACCTGTCACAACAAGAAGACTGCGAAAGAGAAATGGGAACGAACCGTCAGAACGAGCGACGGTGATCTGCTCATCCTGACAGAAGACGCCTGGCGGACCTACCAGAATGAGATCAAAAGATTCAGGGGCGAGGAGGTGATCGAAAATGCCAAAGAAGGGCGGAGCGCCGGAGAACTTGACGAAGTTAAGCACGGATGAAGCACGAAAAAGAGGCCGAAAAGGCGGGATAGCGGCCGGCAAGAAAAAGCGTGAACTGAAAGCCGCCCGCGACATCGCAAAGATGCTCCTGGCACTGCCGATCAGCCCGTCGCAGAAGAAGATCGCCGAAGTCGCCGAAAGCTATGGCATTGACACAACCCGCTTTTCGCAGAAAGGCCTCATGCTCATGGCGAACATGCTGAAGGCCCAGAAAGGCGACAGTGAAGCGACAAAACTCATGCTCTCGCTGGTGGACGAACTGCCGGCGGCAAAGCAGCAGACAGCGATAACCGGTCCCAACGATGGCCCCGTCCTCGTCATGGGCGCGGAAGTGACCGTCGAGACCTTGCAGCGCGCTCGCCAGATCGCGGAGGCAGTGAATGCTGTGCAGTCTTAAAGACGTGCCGCCCGAAAAGCGAGCCGGCGAACTGGCTGCGCGTCTGTGCGCCAGTCGTGATTCGCTTGTCACGTTTCGCTCGGCGCTTCTGGCGTCCCCCGGCGACGTGGCGCCTATGCCCGCCCATCATCGCTGGAGCGACATCATCCTGCACGGAAAGCGCAACTTCGCCATTGAGGCATTCCGAGAGAGCGCCAAGACCCAAGTCGCTTTGCGCGCCAACCTGCTGCACGCGCTCACATTCCCGAGCCCTGCGCGGCAGTTCATCGTCATCATTCGCGCGACAAAAGACCTGGCCGCCGCCCTCCTGCGCGAAACCTCTCGCGAATGGCAGGCGCGCCCAGACCTGATGATGCAGGCCGACGGCATGCCCGATATCCTCGAAGACAGCGGCAACGCCTTTCAGGTGCGGTATCACAACGGCTTTCAGGTGCGCATTGCCGCCTTCGGCAAGGGCGGTTCTATCCGCGGCCTGTCGTGGGGAGCTAAACGCCCTGATCTGATCGTCTGCGACGACATACAAGACTTGGAGGACGTCAGCAGCGAGACTGTCTGTGAAAACGACTGGAAGTGGTTCATGTCCGACATCTACTTCCTCGGCCACGAATCGCGCATCTTCATGATCGGCAACAACCTTGGCGAGCGCAGCATCATCGAACGCATGATCCGCGACGCCGACGCCTGGGATTTCGAAGCCGAACGCCTTCCCAAGTACACAGTTGACGACCAGGGCATCATGCACAGCACCTGGCCGGCGAGGTACACGCTGGAGGACATCCTCGCCCAGAAAGAAGCGTTCGCGCAAAAAGGCATGGCCGACATCTGGTACCGCGAAATGCTCTGCGAGGCACGCAGCCCCGACGCTCAGCGCTTCCGGCGCGACATGTTCCGGTACTACGATCCCCGTACACTGCGGCGCGAGAGCATGAGCGTCTACATGACTGTCGACCTGGCATCCAGCAAAGCCGACAGCGCCGACTATTCCGTGTGCTGCGTCGTCGGCGTCACCCCCGAAGGCATGTGGCAAGTCCTCGACTGCTGGTACGGCCGCGTCACCCCTGTCGAGCACATGGACGAGATCTTCCGCATGGTCAGCAAATGGCGCCCCCAGGTCGTCGGCATCGAGAAAGTGCAATATCAAGCCGCCATGCTGGTATTCCTCGAAAAAGAAATGCCGCGGCGCAACATCTTTTTTACCGTCAAGCCGCTCATCGCGGCGACTCATAAAGAATCGCGGATTGACGTGCTCCAGCCGCGCTTTGCCGTCGGGGGAGTGTGGTTCCCTGCCGGCGCTGGCTGGCTTGCCGAAATGGAGGGCGAATTACTGGCCTTTCCTGCCGGCGCGCACGATGATCTCATAGATGCACTGGCCTACGTCGAGCAGATCGCCGCAACGCCAGTCAACGGCTCCGCATCAGCGGAGTACGATCTCCCCGGATACGGGGTCATGTAGGAGGCAGCACAATGATCAGTCTTGAACTTGAGCAGGAAGGTTATGACGGTATCCCGGCCGTGGCCGACGCCCTCACGGAGGACGAAGTGAAGCAGTGGGCCGAGACCAAGGACGCATCCCTCATCCCTTACGCGATCGCGATGCTGAAAGCCCTGTGCGGCTGGGGCGAGAACACCGACGGCGGCACAGACGACACCACGACCGAGGGTGGTGAAACGACCGGCGGAGAGACGACTGAACAGGGCGGCGGAGATTAACGCCCATGCCGCTTAAACTCTCAGCTCAGGCGCGGGAGCGAGTGCGGCAGGTAGTTCTGGCGGACCGTGACCGCGCCGAAGACTTTTACAAGAGCAAGATCGAGCGCGTGCTCCTGCATCGTCGCGAAATCTACCTGGCCGACAAGGACTATTACCAGCGCATGTTTCCGCGCCTGAACTTTTCCGACTTCACTAGCCACGACTTCTACGCCTACGTTCAGTGGGCCTTGTCGCAGGCGCTCGATTCGTTCTTTGGGACGACCAAGGTGATCTCCATCGTCGGACAGGGACAGAGCGACGCCGACAATGCCACGACGATGGAACAGCTCATCAAGTGGCAGGTCGAGCAGGGCAACAAAGGATTTCTTCTGTTCTCCTCATGGTTTGAGGACGCGCTTGTCTACGACCTCGGCGTGCTCAAGTGCTGGTGGAACCGCATCACACAGCCGAAGGAAGAGCTCGTCAACGTTCCACAGGATCGTCTCATGCTCCTGGCACAGACGCCCGGCGTGGAGATCCTTTCCGTCGGACAGCCCAACTACTTCGGCGACTATCCCGTAGCACTACGCCGCATGGTGACGACCGACAACCGTCCTGTGCTCGACCACGTTTCACCATTCGACATGCGCTGGCTGCCTGAAGCGCGAAAGATCGAAGACAGTCTGTTCGTGGCTCAGCGCCAGATCGTCACTGGCGACTTGCTCCTGCGCGGTGCAAAAGAAGGCGTTTATGACAAGCAGGAAGCTAAAGCGGCAGTTGAAGAAGCCGGCGTGATCGATTATGAAGACGCCGACCGCGCACTCAATCCCGACATCGAGGCGTATCCCTCGCACGAGACCGAAGACGCCCGCAAGCGTGTCGAACTGTATGAGTGCTATGTCAAGACCGACGCGAACAACGACGGCGTCCTCGAAGACCTCATCGTCACCGTCGCCGGCGATCGAGTGCTGCGCATCGAGCAGAACCCCCTCGGTCGATTGCCGTTCTTTACCATATCGACGCAGCACGATTCTTCACGCGTCCTTCCCGAAGCGTCCATGTCTGACATCGAAGGCGAGCTGCAAGGCATTCGCACAGCGATGATCCGCCAGGTGCTCATGAACATCAGCACCAACAACAAGCCGAGAATGTTCATCAACTCGGCCGCCGTCAACATGGACGACGTGGTGAAGGATAAAGAGTGGATCCGCGTCAACGGAGACCCCGGCAGCAACGTCACAGCGTTCCCCACCGTGCCGCTGGCGCCGTGGACCATGAACTTCATTGAGTATTTCCGCTCGGTCGAAGAAGAATGGACCGGCCGCACGCGCTACAACCAGGGCACCGACGCGAACAGCCTCAACAAGACGGCCACAGGCATCAGCCTCATCATGAAGTCAAGCGCTCAGCGCATCAATCACGTCATCAAGATCTTTGCCGAGACCGGCGTGGGGGAGCTGAACCGCTTCCTCATCCGGCTCAATCAGACGTACATCGATCAGATGCAGGTCGTGCGCCTGCTCGATAAAACCCTCGAAATCCAGCCCGACGACCTCGACGGCAATTTCGATATCGTCGTCAACAGCGACGTCGGCCTGGGCGAGAAAGAACAGAAGACGAACGTGCTCACGTCGTATCTGCGCGAACTGTTCCCGTTTGCAATGCAGCTTGGCATTGCCGAGCCGGCGGACTTTTCACGCGCAGCCGTGCGCCTGCTCGAACTCCTCGGCTGGCAGGACGCGCGCACATTCCTGCGCACGCCGGAAGAAATCCGGCAGCAGCAGATGATGCATCAGCTTCAAATGCAGCAGGCGCAATCAAAGCAAATGTCACAGCAGGCCCAGCTTCAGGCCGCATCCGGCGATCCGAACGCTCTGAACGTGGCAGGCGACGCCGGTACACAGGCCGGGATTGCGGCCGCCATGCAGCAGGCCGGAATGGGAGGGGCTCCGCAAATTGGACAATGAAAAACGACTCCGGCTTGAGCAGCAAGCCGCCCGAGGACAGCAGGCAAAAGCTGTGCTGTCCTTTTTTGCAGAGTTTGAACAGCAGCAGAAAGAACGCCTTTGGAAAGCTGCGCAAAAATCCGACACTCGCCTCATGACGGCGCTCGTTTTGATTGCCCTGACCACCGGCGAGTTCAAAAATTACCTTCAGACGATCGCTGCCGACGGCATGATCGCCGAGAAGGACTTACAGGAGGACACGAAAAATGGATAACGACGCACAGCAGCAGAACACAGCCCCCCAGGCGGCAGAACCCGCCCAGGAACCGCAGAAAAGCTTCGACCAGCTCAGCGACGCCGAACAGCAGGACGTCCTTCGCAGCGCCTTTTTTGGCGACATGGAGGAGACCGACGACGAAGACGGAGAAGGCGAGAACAATGCCGGGACAGGTGACAGCAGTGATGGAGCGGCACAGGCACAGCAGCCGGCAGCACAGCAGCAGGCGCCCAAAGATCTCGCAGAAGGAACACCGGCCGGCGAAGCCCCCGCTCTGTACACGCCGGAGGAATTTCTGCTTCTATCGCCCGACGAGGTGGACGCTGCGCGCCTGCCGGACGCCGCGCGTATCGTGCACGAGCGCGACATGCGCTACTTCAACGAAACGATCCGCCCGCAGCTTGAAGAGCTGAAAGCGCTTAAGGCACAGCGCGCACAGCAGAATGCGCTGCGTCAGCCCGAGCAGCAGCCGCAGAACAGCGCGCCTGATCTGAGCGAGTTCAACAAGGCCGTGAAGCAGGAGGCCGCGCGCCGTCTCGGCGTCGAAAACCTCGACGAATTCAACGCCGATCACAACATCATGGTTTCGCTTGTCGCCGGCGAGTTCCAGCGAGCTGCCTTTGAACAGCAGGCACAGATCAGAAATCAGCAGGCACAGCTCCAGTACGCGCAGCAGAATTACGCCCGTATGATGAACGAACTGAGTCAGGAATACGGTTCAGATTTCGCCGTGATCGACCGTTGGGCTCTTTCAGAGATGAACAATCTGCCGTTTGGAGTCGCGAATCAAGTAGTGAGCATCCTGCGAAGTGGCGATCCGGAGAAAATCAAGAACGTATATAAGCAATTTGCCGAACGCTATAAGGCGTCCAAGAGCGCGCCGGCAGTACAGCCGACAGCACAACAGAAAACCGTCGAAGCCCCGCCCAAACTTATCAGCGGTAGCGGCAACGACGGCGGCAGCACGTCAGGATGGGGGATCAAAGAGTTTCGTAACGCCGATTCCCAGGCCAAGACGCGCATGATCGAAGAAATGTTCTTCAGCAAAAAATAGGAGGTAATGCACCATGGCACTTACTCAGTACAACGCGACCGGCAAGGTCCTCGACCTTACCGGCATTATCACCAACATCAGCCCCAGCGACACGCCGATCTATTCCTACATTGGCCGTGCCGACAAGGCCAAGCAGGTCAAGCATTCCTGGGAAGAGGATGAACTGCCTCAGCCCACCGACAACGCCCAGGTCGAAGGCGCTGATTACGAAACCGAGGATCCCGGCGAGACCTCCATCCTCGACAACGTCACCCAGATCTTCCGTCGCGGCTACGGCGTCACCGACACCAACATGGCCGTCAAGCGCTACAACATCAGCAACAAACTTGCCTATGAAATGCAGAAAGCCATGAAAGCCATCAGCATGGATGTTGAGCGCGCCATCGTCAGCAACACCAAGAAAGTCCTCGGCAACAAAGCCACCGCCCGCAAGATGGCCGGCTTGCCGTACTTCCTGAAGACCAACCTCTTCAAGAACGACGGCGCCCCGCGTCCCATGACCTACAAACTCCTGAACGACGTCCTCGAACAGGTCTACACCCTTGGCGGCAATCCCGATGCCATCTTCGTGTCCGCCCGTAACAAGCGCATCCTTTCCGGCCTCCTGCGCGAGTCCACGACGAGAGACCAGAAAGCCGAAGCTAAAAAGCTCGTTGCCACCATCGACGTATTCGAGGGCGACTTTGGCATTCAGCGCGTCATCACCGACAGATGGCTGCCGAACAGCGACATCTATATCCTTTCCGGCGAGTACATGGGCGTTTCCTACCTGCGCCCCTTCACCCGCAAGGAACTCCCCAAGGACAAGGACGCCACCGAGCAGGTCATCATCGGCGAGCTGACGCTCGAAGTCCGTGCCGAAAAGGCCAGCGCCCGCATCACCGACCTCGACGGCTTGCTTCCTGAAGGCGAATAATCATGAGTCGGCTTGAAGTAGCCGAGCCGGTCCAAACGTTTCTGCGCATCAAAAACGGCGACGAGTACACCATCTCGAAAGTGATCGATGATGATCTGTACCGTCGCCGTTGTCATGCGCTCCGCGCGCAGTTGAACGACCCGCGCGGCATGATCCGCGATAAGAAGGGCAGCGCCCAGGCTCAGTTCAAATATTCGATCCCGCTTGAAGAGTTCAACGCTCTGCTCATGCAGAACGATCCCGACGCGCAGGCCTGGTATCACGACAGGAACGACAGACGCGCCCTGCACCGCCTCGTCGCGCGATTCCCGCACTGGAAGGTGATCTGATTGCTCAAAGCCCTCGATATTTGCCAAAAAGCCCGTCTTGCTATCGGCGACGCCGGGCACACAACATTCAGCGATTATGAGTGCATGACCGCCTTGCAGACGGCTATCGACATGCTCATCACCTCGTGCGATGCGTTCTTTTCGCCAGCACTTGTCAAAAGCGTGGAACTGGACCTCGAAAACAACGCCGCCGATCTGCCCAATGATTTCCGCTCTGTGGTCAGTGTGCGCGATGCGGCGGGCTCACTTTTGGAATCGAACTACGAGACGGGGCCATTCAGTGGCGAATACCGCTTTGCCAATGCGCAGATCATCTCACCGGAGTCGCCATTGACGCTTGTCTATCGGTACCGCCCCGAGCGGCTCATTACACTGGAAGACGAGATCGACATGCCTGAGTATTTTGAGTTGCCATTGGCGCGAATCACGGCCGCCGTGCTGAGCGCCGACTTCGCAGGTGCACAGTCAATCTCCGATTCCACGGCGCAGACAAGTAAGAACCAGCGCTGGGTGAACGCCCACCCGCGCGAATTGTGGGGAGGTTACGACCGCTATGCCTAGTAAAACGATCAACGACGCGTCGGTTGTGATCCGGCAGCGCGTCAACGACAAAGACAAGATCAACTACACAGATGAAGAGATCGTCGCCGACGTGGCGACGGCGTGCCGGTATCTGTCGCAGGTGCTCATCGCGCGCCGTTCGCCTGAGATGATCGTCACGGTGGACATTGTCGACTATGCCGCCGTGCCGGAGGCGTTTCATTCGTTCGTCGGTCAGTGGCCTGTCTGGCGCGAAGGCCCGGTGTTCCGCACGTCCACGGGCGGTCATGCCGTGACGGTGCGTTACTGGAGCACGCGCGGGCAGGGGCTGTCGTCTCTGACTGACACGATCCCGTTTGACGAGATTTATTTTGACGCCATTGTGACGGCGGCATGTATGCTGCTGCTCAACCGAGATGAGTTCGACACGACCAAGGAACAGGGCATCCTGCAGACGCTTGAATCGCTGGCGCCCGGACGAGGAGCGGCGTCATGAGACGCGCTGGCGTCGGTCGAGCCGTCTGTCCTGGACTTCTCGAATTTTATCGGTGGCTTGAACTTGCAGGTGTCGCCGGAGAATATCGCGCAAAACGAGCTGTGCGAGTGCGTCAACATGACCTACTCTTCTGAGCCGGGGCGGCTGCGCACGCGTGCCGGTATCGGCGAGGCTCTGGCAACGTTTCCGGCACGCGTGACTGGGCTGTGCTGGTATAAAGATCAGCTATTGGCGACAACGATAGATGGGAAGCTGTATCACGTTTGGTTGAACGGTGAGACTGAAGCGCCGCTTATCGGTGATTTGACCTGTGCCAACTGGCGCCCCTATTTCTGTGAATACGGCGGAAACTTGTTTATCGCCTCGCACGGTGTTTTGCAGAAATATGACGGCACCACTCTGACGACGATCTCCGGCGCGCCGAATGCCGATGTTGTGTATGCCCGCGCAGGCCGCTTGTTTTGTTCATACCACGGCAATGACGCGATACGCGGCTCTGCTGTTGGTGATCCTTTGTCATGGACTGTCCCCGTTTCGCCGACTGACGCCGATCCGGTGGAAGTGCAGATAGGCTATAAGGCTGTCGGCAGTATTGTGGCTGTCGTGCCGGGATTGACAGACGTGATCGTTTTTAAAGAACACGGTATTTTCCGCCTTATCGGCGAGTATCCCGACTGGTCGATCAAGGAAGTTTCACGCGACGAGGCGATCGCCAATCATCATTGCACCGTGGCCGTGTCCGGCTACGTGTATTATCTCGACAACCGTAAGGGCCTGCGCCTCTTGCAGGGCACGCAGGGCTATGAAGAGATCACTCCGGCTGAAGCGTTGCCGAAAGTCAACCGGTGGATACGTGCGCGTATGGATCATGATTTCGGCGGCCTGTGGCATTTGCCGGCACGCAATATCTTTGTCGTCAATCCGAACGACAGTTCAGGCAAAGAGATCATGCCGTGCTTTTATGAGTTTGGTCAAGGTGAGATGCCGGCGCTTATCTGGAAATTTCCCGATGTCGTTCATGCGATTGTCGAGCCTGACAGGGACCATCTGTATATCGCTGTCGGCAACGGCGTCTATGATATGTCCGGCGTGTCGGCCTATGATCCTTCGGGTGAGGACGGCGCGCTCGAACTGGTCGAAAGTAGTTTTACGACAAAACTGTTTACCGGCTTCAATGCCTATCTTGTCAAGCGCATGACAATCCGTGCCGGAGCGTTTGTGCCCGATATCATGACCGATGAACAGCTGCGCGTGTACATCAACGACGTGTTGTATCACGGCATATCATTTTTCAGTGACGAGTCGGATTACGTCTACGCGAACATGGACGCTGTGTACGGCAATGATAACGGCCTGTATGTCGAATTCAAAGACCTGGCCGACTTCGCCAAACATAACCTGCTGCGGCAAAACACCGTGCAGGTAAGATTTGAAAACAAGGGCACGCCGTTTGAACTGACGCGGTTTGCTCTGGAAGTTGTTCCCGTGGGGGTGACGGCATAAATGGCAAACACTGTAAGCTGCAACGTCGTGAGCGTCTATCTTGCTCCAAACAAACCCCTGCGCGCTGCCGTGGCAGTGATGGATACCATTGTTTGTGTCGCGCAGCTGGTCGACGTTGACAACACTCCGGTCAATCTCGACGGCTGCGACGTGACGATCACGGCGACTGACCGCGAGAAAACGCGGCTGTACGAGGCGGAGATCATCGACACGGCAAGCGGTCGTATCCGCGCCGTCGTGCAGCCGGATGTGCCGGGGATGTTTAAATTGACGGCCAAAGTCGGCGTGACGATGGTAGCAGACGAGTACACGTTCTTCCTCGGCGCTTTCAGCGTGGCCGTCGGTGAAACAGGAGACCCGGCTGACACGATCCGCTCTTTGACGGATGATCTGATGGACGCCAAAGAGGCAGCGGAGCTTGTTGTCGACACTGAACAAGGTCTGTACGCTCAGGTGGTGGCCAACGCGCAGGCAGCGGCGGCGAGTGCGCAAAGTGCGGGCGTGAGCGAACAAACGGCGTCGGCTTCGGCCACAGCGGCAGCACAGTCGGCTCAGGCAGCAGCTGAAAGTGCCTCGTCTGCTATCGTGAGTGCGTTAGATGCCGCCGGCAGCAAACAGGACGCGGCAGCCAGCGCTCTTGACGCGGCAGGCAGCGCGCAGGCGGCAGCCGCATCTGAAGCAAACGCGGCAGCAAGCGAACAGAACGCGCAGACGAGCGCCGATGCCGCCGCCGCGTCGGCAACAGCCGCCAACGCCAGTGCCACGCAGGCGGCACTGAGCGCACAGTCGGCTGCTGTAAGCGCGGCCAATGCTGCGGCAAGCGAGACAAATGCGGCAGGATCAGCCGCGAATGCGGCTGCGAGCGCTGCAGGGGCGGCTGTTAGCGCGTCAAATGCAGACACAAGCGCCGGCAATGCCGCTGTCAGCGCGGCTGCGGCGGCTGTGAGCGAAACGAACGCGGCCAGATCGGCGCAGATCGTCGGTGATTCGATCGTGGCTTTGAGCGCTCAGGGCACGACTGTCTCGTATACCAACGGCGACGGCACGAGCGGCTCGTTCCAGACGCAGGATACGATTTACAACGATGCTACGCAGAGTGAGCACGGGCTGATGAGCGCCGCGGATAAGACACTTGTTGACTCTATCCCTGAATTGGGAACTTTTAATAAAATGTTTTTTAGCCAAACTTCCGGCAGCTACACAGCCCCGCGAACAGGGGTTTACCGTATAACACTCAAGGGCGGCGGCGGCGGCGGTGGTGGAGCGCAGACCACGACTGGCAGATCTGGCGGTGGAGGTGGCGAAGGCGCGATCAACATTTTTTATGTTACCCTCACTAAAAATACATCTTACCCCTACAGCATCGGCGCGGGTGGAGCTGGAGGAATATCTGGGGAAAACTACATTGATATATCATCCGGTGTAAACGGTGGAAATACAACGTTTACTGCAAACGGTACGACATATACTGCTTACGGTGGAGGTGGGGGATACCACTCGCAGAGCACTGCTCGCGGCGGTTTGGGCGGGGGCATATCGCCAACAACTGGGTACGGTATCCCGGGCGCTAACGGTATGGGAGCTGTGTTTGACTCTTTTGGCTGTATGCGAATTTCAGGTGGAGGACATAGAGGTGGATGCGGCGCTGACTCCGCTATCTACGGCGGGGGTGGTGGTGCGGATATGCTGTTAAGTGCGTCAGCCGGCGCTAACGGTTTTATCCTTATCGAATACTCAGACTAGGAGGCGAGACTAATGGCGATATTTTACAGCCCTGATGGCAATCCGGAGGTCTGGGCGGTCAAGCCCGACGGGTACTACACGCCTGACGTGTGGGCAGCATTGCATCCGCCGCCCGAGCCGACGCTTGAGGAACTGCGCGAGAATAAAATGACGGAAATGTTGTATTCGTTCGGTCAGCGTATTACTGGCGCGATTCGTACAAAAGACGGCTATCTGATGCAGTTCGACACGTCTGACAGCCTTAAAATGCAGGGCGCGATTTCGCTGATGGAGGCAACCGGGCAGACGGAAGGTTATTTGACGCAGGCCGACGATACGACCGTGTACCATGTGCCGCTGGCGACGATGCAGGCCGTGCTTGTTGAAATGCTGGCCGCGTATGCCGCATGTCATGCCCGGAAACAAGAGCTGCGGGCGGCGATCAACGCCGCGCAGACGGCAGAGGAATTGGACGAGATCATCATCTCGTGGCCGGTGTAAAAAGAAGAAATAAACGAGGACACAGCTTAGATCGGCTGCGTCCTTGTTTTTTAGGAGGTGGAAAACCATGCCAACATGGGGCTGGGGCGAGAACGAGCCGCAGATCAAGCCGCCGGCAGAAGGCGGCGACCGTATCTCGACGTTTGCGCAGAAGGTCAAAAATCTGTTTGCCGATACGTTCGACAAGCTTAATGGCTGCATTTGGAACAACGCCACACAAAATTCAGCCGGATATATGAGCGCCGACGACAAGAAAAAGCTGGACAGCGTGGCGACAGGTGCGGAAGTCAACCAAGCCGCGTTTGCTCACTTCAAAGTCGGCAACGTTACAGTGTCGGCAGACACTAAACAGGACACATTGACACTCGTTGCCGGCAACGCGATCACGCTGACGCCGGATGCAGCCAACGACACTGTGACAGTGACGCACAACGCGTACACGGCCCGAACCGGGCAGCCGACAGCCAACCTCAAGCCTGGATTCGGCGACACGATAACCGTGACGCAGATCGTCACTGACGCCACGGGACATGTGACCGCGGCGAACAACAGGACGATCACGATACCGGCAACGGCGGCCAGCGTCAGTGCCGCAGGACTTGTCACGACAGGCGAGCAGACGTTCGCCGGCGCGAAGACATTTACCGGCACAGTGCATTCAACTCTTGGCGGCAGCAATACAAGCGGCGTTGTCAATCAGTTTGGCGGTGCAATGGCCGTCAATGACCAGTGGGCGATTCGCGCGGGCGCGACGGCGAACGATGCCGGATTTTTGGAAATTTCTACCGGCGACAACGGCAATGAGCCGATCTACGTCAGCCAATATACAGGCAGTAATTACGCCACGCTCAAAAAACGGGCAGCGCTCCTTGATAGTTCGGGCAATACGAGTTTCCCAGGTACGGTCACGGTAGGCGGCTTGAAGGTGGGCACGGCCACAGTCGGCGGCACAGCGAAACCGATTTACATGAACGCCGGAACACTCACAGTATATCGGTAACCGTCGGCAGCGCAGCAAAGCCTGTCTATCTGAACGGCGGTACCATCACGGTCTGCGACGCAACTGTTGGCGGCACATCCAAGCCGGTTTACATGAAGGCCGGAGTTGTCACAGCTTTATCAGCAACGGTAGGCAGTGCCACGAAGCCCGTTTATTTGAATGCTGGTGCCATTACGGCGGCAAAAGAAATGGTGACAATCGATACCGCGCAGACGGTAAGCGGCGCAAAAACGTTTACCGGTGCGATTAAGGTGCCGACTGTCACGGCCACTGATGACAGCACCAACGTAGCCACTACGGCATTCGTGCGCAATGTGCTCAGTCGAGTCTTGGGAGGCACACGACCGACACAGACGCTGATCTTCGGTTCGCTCACGAATAAAAGCAAGGCGGTTGGAGACGGCACTATCACATTAACTCAAAGCTGGAAAAACTTTGACGCACTGCTTATCGTCGGCGGCAATGACAGCATGGTCGATGTGCAGACCAATATCGTGCCTGTTTGGGTTTTGGCGCAGCGAATCGAGATCGCGAAAGCATATGGCCTCACTCGCGCTGCATTATTTCAGGGAAGCTCGCTCTATTGGGAGATCAATGCCAGCAGTTCGACAAATACGAAATTATATGATGCCGATGAAAACTGCGTCATTTATGCCATTGTCGGCCTGAAATGGTAAGTGCGATGAAACGACCGATCATTCCTCCAATGTCCTTCGGCTCATGGGTGAACATCTACGAAGAACGTGATAAATCACGTTTTGAGCTGTGCGACGGTGAAGAGCTTGCCTTTGACCGCGAGCACGGCTTTTTCACATGGAAATATGACTTTGGCGAGCACTGGCTCCTCATCCCGAAAATGTGCGGTGACGGTAAATACTGGCGCCCGCGTATCTTTGCGATGGTCGAGGCGCTGCGGACAAACGGTGTGCCCTGCGTTGGTGCGTACTGTGTGACAAAACGCAAGCCGGAAGTGTACATGCGCGTCCTCGGCGGCGAGCTCGTGAAGCAGGAAGTTGACGAAAATACCGGCGTCATTTACAGCTATATTCTCGTGACGCCGGAGAATACCAACGTGAAGAGGTGAAGAAAATGGGCGGAAGCAGTTCAACGACAACCGTAAAAAAACGCGATCCCGAAAGCGCCGAACTAAAAAACCTGCAGGCCGGCATCTATAACATGCTGGCTCCCATTATCGGTCTGGACCCAAGCAGCACGACCGAGACGACCACAACGAATTCGACCAACACGAATGTCGGTGGTTATCATCAGGAATGGGTCTCTGATGGCAGTGGTGAAAACGGTGAAGGCGGGTACTATCGAATGGTGCCCAACACGGTCACGACCACCAAGAAAACGACAAGCGGCGTGAACGGCATGAGCGCCGAAGACTGGGCCAACAGCTACTTTGGCCGCAGCTGGCTCGATCTGCGTGACCGGATAGACGCCGCGAATAATGCTTATGACAGCGCTCTTGCGCAAGCTCCGGGATTGCAGGGCAACGTGTTGAACACGGCAAACGACATCAAGGCGTTGTCGAAAACGGCGCAGTCGGCCTTGAAACCGAACACGAAAAAGATTGAGGCTCTTGCGAAAAACACGTCAAAGCTCGGCACGGCAGAGCAAAAGGCGTTGCAGCCGAATATCAAAAAGATCAACACGAACTCCGGCCTCATTACGGGACTTGGATCGCAGATTGCCAATCTTGCCGAGTCGGGGCAGACGGCGTTGCAGCCGAACATCAACAACATCAACACAATGTCCGGCAAACTCAGCAGCCTTGGAGACACGATCGCGAACGCGACGGGCAATTATCAGGTGCAGTCGAACAACCTGAACAGGAAGATCGAGGGCGTCGGTGACCGACAGGGACAGTTGGCCAATACGGTACAGCGCTTTACCGAGACGGGCAACATCCCCGAAGAAATGCGCCGCAACCTGATGGCGACGGTCAACAGCGAGTTGAACCAGAACACCGGCAGCGCACTCAACGATCTCGCCAGCCGGGGCGTGATGAACAGTTCCGTGGCCAACAGGAGTATCAACAACCTCAGCAACGCGGCAGCCGACGCCTACGCGAAAAACTACATCGACGCCTACAATGCCGTGCTGGGCGGCTACGGCCAGACGAACAACACGCTCGCTTCACAGGCCGACACGTACAGCAAGGCGTTCAGCAATGCCAACACGGGTTGGAATGATCTTCTGAACGGATATCAGCTTGCCGGCAATCAATACAATAATGCGATCTCCGGCTACAACACAGCCAATCAGAACATCACGCAGGGCTTCAACAACCGTATCGGCGCGCTCAAAGACGCCGCCAGCACGTACAACACGGCGAATCAGAATTACAACCTCGCCAATCAGAATATCAGCCAGGGTTACGCCGCGCGGCGTGCAGCCAATGAATCAGCCGCAAACCAGTACAACACGGCTAACCAGAATATCAGCCTGGGCTATAACAACCGGCTGAATGGTCTGAATTCGGCGTTGAACGGGTATCAGCAGGCAGTGACGAACAACCAGAATTATATGAACACCATGGCCGCGATGCCGCAGACATTGGCAGAGAGTGCATGGAGTCAGTATACGCCTGTGTACAACTTCTGGCAGGCGTTGCGGAACAGTTACGATAACAAGGAAGACAACGACACGGTTGTCAAACAAGGAAAGTAAAGGAGTGATGTGAAATGGCAGTAAAGTATGTAGGCGGCGGTGGTGGTTTGTTTAGTTCGTTCTTGCCGAATTTGCTCCAGCTCGGCGGCGCGGCTCTCGGCGGTCCTGTGGGCGCGGCTGCAGGCAGTGCTCTTGGCAGTGCGATTAATGGAGGAAGTGTCGGCGACATGGTGAAAAGCGGAATTGGTGGGTATCTCGGTCAAGGCGGGCAGATTGGGAAGATCAATGCGCCCAATGTCGACACCGCATCGTTATGGAACAACCAGGCGATGGCAAGCGGCACTCCTTTTACGGGTGAAAGCATCGAAAATTATCTGAACGGGAAATACAACTGGCCCGGTGGACCTTTTAGCGCTGGTCGGGGGTGGTGATCATGCCTCCTCGTTATATCCGTCCTGACGAGATCGGTGGTTGGACTGAGTCGCCGGCAGACCCAGCGTGGCAGGTGCAGTGGGCATACGGACCAAACGAGAACGAGTACAGACATAACATGGCCGCCTCCCTGATGCAGGGACAGGATATGGGAAATTCAATCCAAAGCGGCATGTATGCCGGCGGCGCGGCTCTTGGCAACGCGTTGTACTATGGCGCTGATAAGCTCGGCATTGACGATATCGCGAGGGTCGGCGCCGACCTTGCGAGTTCGATGGGACAGAAGTCGGCTGATGCATACGATCAAGTTGCAGACAAAAATCACTTCAACCGCTTCTTGCGAGGTACTGCGTCACGAATTCCGATGATGGCGCCTGGCCTTTTAGCGTCGGTTTTGAGCAGTGGCGGCGCCATTCCATGGGCTCTTGCGAGTCTTGTTTCCGGCAGTATGGAATCAATGGCCAACAGCGGAGGCGTACAGCGCGATCTTATTGATGCCGGAGTTGATCCGCAGAGAGCGCGAAGATCGGCAAATATGAATTTTATAACTGAACTTCCGCTTGACATGGCGACCGCGCGCTTTGGAATTGCAGGAAAAGGTCTTAACGCTAATGTACGTGAAACCGCGGGAGATGCACTCGGGAATCTCTTTCAGGAACCTGGGCAGACGTTTCTCGGCCGTGCGGCGCGAAAAAGCGGCGGCTCATGGGAAGGCATGGGTCGTGAGTTAATGAAACAAATCAGTGACTGGAACAGAGTCAAAACGGCTTTTACCCGGCAGGGTGCCCCCTCAGCGCTTTCCTCGATAGCGCTCGGCGCCCTCCTTGGCCCGGGAGCTACAACTGGCAACATGCTTGCCAGTGGCGGCGGGGATTTTGAAGAAGAAGCAGTCCCTGTGCCATACGGAGGTATGGCCGTAGCCGAAGTTCCGAATAACTGGCCAGCAGACAGATTTGCCCCCGGCAGAAAGTGGTGATGAACAATGGCTGTCTATGTCATTCCGGGCTCGAAACCTTGGTGGATCGATCTCGCTAACACAGCCGTTAAAGAAGGTCTCTCCGGCCTCATGAAAGGCATGTTCGAGCGTGACGCCTACACGCGGACAAAGAACCGTTTCAACAAAGAGTTTGGTGCTTCGGAAAACGAGTGGAAGAGACAAGGCGCTTCCGGGCAGCCGGTCGAAATGACCGTGCGCGCTGATCCTGAAGTCGCAAAACTCAGCGACGTTTACCAAGCTTCGGCCAATTCGACGCCCGCGATCGGAGTGAACGGCAGTGCACAAAACGCTTTTGGCAGTGACGCCCTCGGACTGGCGCCGCAAACACAGGCTCCGCGCGTGACTGTGCCGAAGGAATATCTGCCGGCTGACGGCGACGGGCTCGTTGCGACAGCCGGAAAAGCACGCCTGGGCAACATGTACGCGCAGACACAGATTCCCGATCGCGCCGCTGTCATGAGCGCGTTTGGCCGTCACATGAGCGCAGACAACGTTGAAAAGGCAATGGCACTGATGAACGCGGCTTACGGCAACCAGTGGAAAGTCGGCGATCAAATATACAAGGGTCGACAGCTTGAAAACGTCCTC